CGCTTAGGCGCACTTATTCGACCAATGGCGTTGAAGCCGCCCACCAATGGAGAAAAGACAACCCGGAGGAATTCAGCCGCCGGGTTTCCAAGGCCATGAAAACGGCTATCCATAAATCCTGGGCTACCCGCAAGATCAATCGTGCAATTGAATTGCGCGGCGACTCGAAAGCGTATAAAAGACCCCCGCGAGTTGAGTTGAAGAAAAAGAATTCCTCGCCGCCCCCTTCGCGTGTCTCTCCTCCACGCGAGGGGGGCAACCCTTCTGAAAACTGACCCCCCTCACGGCTTTGGGCGTGAGTTGCAGGGCCGGGGGAAACCTCGGCCCTTGCTTTATAACCCATAGCTTATGCGCTAAAGCTGCGGATATAATCCGCGTGTTATGACAATGAACAAGCAAACCGCATACAGCCAATCCCGCGCTCATTGGCGTTGGCTGTTAGACCTTCCAGGCCCCAAAGCAGAGCCCACGATGGAAGAGGCCCTACGCCTTTTTCCAGGCGTCCGACCCAGCGCGGCGGACATAGCCGCTATTGACCAGCTTGATGAGGGAACGCCTGACCCCCTGACGGGCGGTGTCCGCGCTGCATCCAGCCTCATCCTTGATCGCATTCCGCATTTCGTCCTCAGAGACGATCTTTCCGCTTTCGAGTAGGTTCATGATGACCAGATCATACTTGCTCGTCTTGCCACCCGCCGCCCGTAGCGCGTCGTTATAGACGGACACGAGCGACGACGCGGGCTTGCCCTTTTTGGTGACGCCCAAATCCTCGCGTTCCATCGTGAAATACATGTCGTCCAGACGGTCCCCGTCCTTCTGCTTCACAACCATCATACGCGCCGTGGAAGCCTCAGGGTCGGGCTTGAATACACCCAAGAGATAGTCCAGGTTCGCCATCATCGCAGACGACCCTCGCGGCCTGTCAGACGCATTGTGGCCGGTGTGGTGAATGACCGCCACCGAGCACCCAAACCGGGCGCGGATATCCGTATTGATCGCCCGGATATAGGACGCAATGTCATTGGACGAATTCTCATCCCCGGCGAACGTCTGCGATAGCGTGTCGATCACCACGAAGGCAGGCTTCACCGTCATGGCTTCCATCGCCGTAACGAGCGCCTCTAGCTGCTCCTTGACGGTCAGGATCAAAGGCGTCGTGACAAGCCAGACATCATCGGAGATCGGAAGCCCGTGGTGCTTGTGCCACGCCTGGATACGTCGATAGATACCCGCGCCTCCCTCGGAGGCGAGATACAGGACCGGAGCCTTGCGCGTCTCCTTGGCGATGAATTCCATCCCGTTGGCGATATGGCAGCACAGGTCAATGGCGATGAAGGATTTGAACGTCCCCGATGCACCAAAGATCATGCCGACCGCTTGTTCGGGGATCAGTTCATCAACGATCCAGTCGATATCCTCAAATTCCTTGCCAACATCGTTGGCCGTGCGGATCAGGCCGCTAGGCTCGAACGCCTTGGGCGTTTCTGGAGAAAATTTCTCGACCGCACCTTTCACGAGACGCGGGATTTCCTGAACACGGGCTTCCCAGCGCCGCAATTCAGGACCATCGGCGGGCCTGCCTGCCTGCATGATGCCGGTGACGACCTCGACCGTAGTGTCAGGCTTTACACCCTCGCTCGCCAGCTTGGCGGTAAGCTTCAGCAGCGGGTCATGGTAGCTTCGCTCGCTAAGGTCTGGCGTAACCAGGGCCTCAATCAGTTGCGCCGCATTGGTGCGCGGCTTCAGTTCGCGCCGTAGCGGGACCACGGTTTCCGAGCGCAAGCGGTCAAGGTCAATGCCGAACACCATGCAGGCGTCCTCAAGGCTATAGACCCGCCCGGCGTCGAATTGCAGCAGCTTGGCCGAGAACGCCCCGGAAGGCCGCTTCTTGGTGTTCGCGCCTTGGGGGAGCCTCACATACCGGATCAGGTTGTTGCCCGACGCATCCGCGCCGACCAGCCCCTCGGAGGCCATGACTTGCATGACCTTATCAATGAGCGCGGCGTTTCGTGCGTCCGGGTCTGTCGCATCAATGATGCACCCGATTTGGTATTTCCCCGGCGAGGTTTCGATGATGTAGGTCGGATGCGCGGCGAGTCCGTCAAGCGTAGCGTCATCCGCTACAAGCACGCACAGGCGCTCAAAGTGAGCCTTGCGCCGCTTGATTTCCTTGCTCGCCATCGCGGCGACACAATAGAAATTGTTGTCCGCCTCACGGGCGTCGATCAATCGCTTTTGTGCATCGGTCGCCCGCCAAGCCTTGCCTTCCCACATAGTAGGATCGGCGGCATTTGGATCAGCGCGGAATGAAGTTGTCCACCCGAACGAAGCGCCCAGGTCGCCATACACATGAGCGAGGAATTCGCTGTTCTGCACGGTCAGCCCTTGTAAAGCGTTTCAAGCGTGATCTTCTTTCTATATTTTGCAGCGTGATCTAGGATAGGCTGCCAATACTTAAGCGGAATCTTGCCGCCAGTGCCTTTTTTACTTGTGGTATGCAGCCACCGGGACACCGTTGACGGATAGGTTCCGCAGATTTCAGCGGCCTTGGTGACGCCGCCAAGCATGGTGACGATATCGTAAGCGGGCTGTTCACGCCCTCGGATCGAGTTCATAGGGAAATCTCCTTCTCTCCCTACCCTAGCCCCGACGTTCCGTTTTCCGCAAGTGCATTTTGTGCAAAAAAACCTCTTGCATCGCATTTCGGTTCGGGTTTAGGGTCAGCCTCATTGGAAGGAGAAACCAATGCAAAACTCAGAAACCGCCCTGGCGCAGCTTGCTGACGCCTGGGTTCAAGCCAAGCACGCCGAAACCCAAGCCAACGCCCACCGAGTCGCAATCGAAGAGGAAATCATCGCTATCACCGGAGCCAAAGACGAAGGCCGCGAAACGCACACAGCCGGACCCTACAAGATCGTCGTAATCGGAAAGCTGACCTACAAAGCCGACATCACCGAAATCGAAACCCTGAGCCGCAACTTCCCCGAGAACCTGAAGGTGCTGAAAACCACAATCGCAATCGATGAGCCCAAGCTTAAGAAGCTGCGCGAATTCCGCCCCGACCTCTACAAGCGCCTGAGCCCCGCCCTCACCGTCAAGCCCGCGAAAACTGGCATCCAAATCGAAAGCCTGAACCCGTGAAAGTCTTGGTCGCCTGCGAATACAGCGGGACTGTCCGCAATGCGTTCCTGCAACGCGGCCATGAGGCCTGGTCCTGCGACCTGTTGCCCAGTGAGGATAATTCCAGCCGTCACATCATCGGTGACGCGCTGGGTCTGCTGGGCGACGGCTGGGACTTGCTGATCGCCCACCCGCCCTGCACCCGGCTGTGCAATTCCGGTGTCCGCTGGCTGTCCAGCCCGCCTCCCGCCAAGACTGCCGACCAGATGCGGGATGAACTTGCCGAAGGCGCGGCCCTGTTCTCAGCTTTCTGGAACGCGGATATCCCCCGCGTAGCCATTGAGAACCCGGTCATGCACAAACACGCGAAAGCCCTGATCGTCAATTATCAGGAGCCCGCGCAATCCGTGCAGCCCTGGCAGTTTGGGCATGGTGAATGCAAGCGCACCTGTCTCTGGCTGCGTGGCCTCGCGCCGCTCATGCCCACCGATATCGTCGATGGCCGGGAACAGCGGGTCCACCGTATGCCTCCTGGTGCGGATCGCTGGAAAGAACGCTCGCGTTTTTATTCCGGCATTGCCGCCGCGATGGCAGACCAATGGGGAAGCACTATCATGGAGAAAACCGACAATGTTTGACCTGAAATCCATCCGCAAATCCGAAGCCATCTCGGCCCCTCGCGTCATGCTCTATGGCGTGGAGGGGATCGGCAAGACCACCTTTGCCGCCGGGGCGCCCTCGCCCGTGTTCATCCTGACTGAGGATGGCCTGGGCTCGCTCAAGGTGGATCACTTCCCGCTTGCCCGCTCTACCAGCGACGTTCTGGAAGCCATTGGGACGCTCTATAGCGAGGCCCACGACTTCAAGACCGTGGTCCTGGACTCAGCCGACTGGCTGGAGAATATGATCTGGCAGGAAGTGGAAGCCAAGTATGACGCCAAAGACCTCGCCTATGGCAAGGGCGCGGTGTTGGTGGCGAACCGCTGGCGGGAAATGCTTGACGGACTGGACGCCCTGCGTAACGACCGCAAGATGGCCGTTATCCTGATCGCGCACTGCACGATCAAGCGGTTCGACAGCCCCGAAGTCGAGCCTTACGACCGATATCAGCCGAAGCTACAGGACCGCTCCAGCGCCATCCTTCGGGAATGGGCCGACGCGGTGCTGTTCGGCAACTACAAGACCCTCGTCAAGAAGGACGACGTTGGGTTCAACAAAACCAGCAATCGCGGAATTTCGACCGGCGAGAGGCTTCTCTATACCAACGAGCGCCCGGCCTACATGGCGAAAAACCGCTATAGCCTTCCCGACCATATCCCTATGGCCTGGGATGAATTTGAAGCCGCAATCAACTAGGAGCCTAAACCATGCCCTCTATCGACTTTGACGTTACCCAATACGAAGCCGCCCCGCGTTCGGACTTTGCGCCTTTGCCTCCCGGCGAATATACCGCTGTGGTCACGCGGACGGACCTGAAGCCCACCAAGGCGGGCAATGGCGAGTATATCGAACTCACCATCGACATCATCGACGGCGAGCATTCCGGTCGCAAGATTTGGGAGCGCCTGAACGTCAACAATCCGTCTGAGCAGACGATGCAGATTGCCCGTAGC